GCTGACAGACCCTTCTTACGCCGGACAGGCCGTTGTCATGACATATCCGCTGATCGGAAACTATGGTATTACACCGGATATGGAGTCCAAGAAGGCGTGGCCGGATGGTTATATTGTAAGAGAATTGTCCAGAATGCCAAGCAACTTCCGTTGTGAAGGTACAATTCAGGATTTCCTGAAAGAACAGGATATTCCGGGAATTGCAGGAATTGATACCAGAGCACTTACCAAAATCCTCCGCGAAAAGGGTACAATGAATGGTATGATCACAACGAATGAAAATTACAATCTGGACGAGGTACTTCCGAAACTTCATGCATACAAAGTAGGAGATGTAGTTTCCAAAGTAACTTGCAGTGAAAAATATGTCTTAGAAGGCAATGGACCAAAAGTTGCATTGATGGACTTTGGTGCTAAGAACAACATTGCAAGGTCTTTAAATGATCGTGGATGTGAAGTTACCGTTTACCCGGCAAATACACCTGCAGAAGAGATCATTTCCGCAAATCCGGACGGTATCATGCTGTCGAACGGACCTGGCGATCCGGCGGATTGCACTTCCATTATTAAAGAAATCAGAAAATTATACGACTCAGATATCCCGATCTTTGCAATCTGTCTGGGACATCAGCTGATGGCACTCGCCAACGGTGGTAAGACCTATAAGTTGAAATACGGACACAGGGGCGGGAACCATCCGGTAAAAGATCTGCAGACAGGAAGAGTTTATATTTCTTCCCAGAACCATGGGTATGCTGTAGATGCTGATAGTATTCCGGAAAGCGTTGCAGTACCTGCATTTGTGAACGTCAATGACAAGACAAACGAAGGAATGTCATACGTTGGAAAGAATATTTTTACAGTACAGTTCCATCCGGAAGCTTGCCCGGGGCCACAGGATTCTGGTTACT